ACTCAGGCCCACTTGGGTTATTGGAGAAAATGTTAGTGGACACATTAAACTCGGTCTCGACACCGTTATCTCGGACTTGGAGAGTGAAGACTACGCCATTAGGCCGTTTAGTATTTCAGCTTCGAGCATCGGCGCCAACCACCAAAGAGAAAGAATCTGGATATTGGCTTACTCCGAACGCAATGGACTCCTTGCCGCCGAGAAGCAAAGAAGCTTTGAAAAAACAATATCAAACCAATCGAAAGGGAAGAACGACACACTCAACGTTGAGAGAACAAGTAGTGTATCCGAAACCAAATCAGATGTGGAGAACTCCAGACGCTCACAGTGGCCGTGGGCCGAGCTCCGAGGAGAGAATGAAAATGAAACTCGAAAAGAAAATGCCAATCAGTTTGAACGATCAAGTAGCACATCCAAATCTAATGTGGCCAACACCGAC